AAAAAAGATTGTTCTTCCGCATAACCTTGTGTTATTCGGATATTGAACAATCCGATGTAACAATATAACATAACAAAAGGACTTAAAGGTATGTTATTATATATATATATAATATGGAACTAACAGTAACAGATTTAGCCGAAGAATTCGCCGAATGGATGGCTCAAGACATTCCATCGTTCGCCGAACGTTTAGAAAATGAATTATCAGCAAAACCATATATGGTAATTTGTGTCAAATATATAACTGGTGATATAGATGATTTCCCATTTTCAGATTTACATAAATATTTAGCAGACCATCAGATACAGATAAAATATGCATCATATGGTCACCATCTGCAGGGACAGAATAAAATACCTCACGTGCATTATAATTTAATCACTGAGCCTTTTAATTTTAAAAGTATGACACAGAATTCGTCACAGCATAGAAAAAGATGGTATGATAAGCAGACTGAGATTGAACCAGATTTCTTAAAATTGACTTTTAAGTATCATGTTCAATTAGACGATGCCCATCCTAAGTATTCCACATTATCCTATCCGTTAAAGGAAGGACTTCATATTTATACCATACGTAGAAAGATGTATACAAATGTTTCCCAAGAAATGTTTAATTTTTTATTAGATGTAGGAACATCAATTTATAATAAAGAAGTAGGTCTGCATCAAAGACAAGACAAATGTGAAATACGTAAACAGTGTGCTTTATCAAATTTAGCTACATTATGTAATACAAATAAATCACAGTTTCGGACATACAGTGAAATGACAAAATGGTTAGACACTAACTACATTGACAAGCTGGATTTACTAGAATATCCTGACCCGAAACATTATAAAACAAATTTACAAAAAATTGCTATCAAATTAAAGTTTTTGAAATATAGTGATTTATGTTAGTGCTACGCATACCCCCCGAAGGGGTTAACACTCCCCGAGTGTTTGGCGCGGCCGCCAAGCCCCAACGGCAGTTGCCGCCGGAGGCATCAGATACAATGCGTTTTAAATATGAATTATTTTTGAATACTTATTATAAATGAGCAAATCCAGAAAGTCTTCCAGTTTCCGCAAGAAATCCTCCAGGACGAAGTCTGCCCGTGGTGGAAGAAAATCCTCTGCTGTATCCTCTGCTGTTAAAACTTATGTCAAGAGAGCTTTACACACAGAAATTGAAAACAAATGTGTTCAGATTAACGCTGGAAACTCATTTGGGAATGTTAATGAATCTACCGATTTCAATGCTTATCCTATGTGCCCGCTTGCCGGCTATTGGACAGTCGGACAGGGTGTCGGACAAGGAAATAGAGTTGGAAATATTATCAAAACAAGAAAAGTTTACTTGAATTATATTTTGAGACCAACTGCTTACGATGCTGTTTTTAATCCAAGCGCAAGACCTTCTGAAGTGCAGATGATGTTAGGCTTCGTAAAAAATACTCCGTGCTTTGCGCCGGTTCCAGGCGATATCAATCAGTTATTTAATAATGGTTCTTCAATAGTTTCCCCTATAGGAACACTTCGTGACATAATAAGTATTATAAATACTGATTACTGGACAATTAAGAAACGATGGACCCACAAAATCGGTTATGCTTCTGCTACCGGTACTGGTGGTAATGTAGCAAATCATTTCTTTGCAAATAATGACTTTAAATATAATGTTGTCAAACGTATGGACATCACAAAACACTGTCCTGCTACACACGTGTTTAATGATGCATCAGGCACAACGAATACAAGAAATTTATTTCTTATGTATTATGCAGTTGCTGCCGATGGAACTAATTTATCAGCTACTACGCTGCCCAGTAATATTGAATTCTGGGTTGATTTCCATTATGAGGACGCATAATTAAAATATCAGTAATAAATTAGTCTTAAAAGAAAGATGATGAGAGAACGAAATGGGAATCCTTCCTATTATCTCCCGCACGCATCTATTTGTTATTCAAATAACACGAATAACAAATATAACATCGGTTTTATAAAGCCATATATAAAACAAAAAAAGATTGTTCTTCCGCATAACCTTGTGTTATTCGGATATTGAACAATCCGATGTAACAATATAACATAACAAAAGGACTTAAAGGTATGTTATTATATATATATATAATATGGAACT